TGAACAAAGCCAATGCCCTGAGACTGAGCCACAGAATAGGTTACTTTGTGACTTGCGTGATCTACGACTTGAGCAAAGAAAGTGAAGGTATTGGCGTTAGGAACAGACGCAATGGTGTAACCAACTCCGTTTTCCACTAAGGGAGTTGTGCCATTATCCACCACAAAAATCTGTCTGCCAACGGAAAGACCATGAGCCGTCTCAGTTACAGTAACTAAACCGTCTGTAATGGTTGTATTGTTGCTTGCATCGTAATACACCGTGTTGGCGTAGGTGCCGTTGGCCACTTTAATAAAAGCTGGGGTTCCCGTAAAGCTACCATTCCAAGAAAGAGCTGTAAGGCCGTCGCGGAAGATGAACACCTTGTTGAAAGCCTGAATCATCTCGACATCATCCGTAACTGTGATGCCAGTGGGATAGGTGATGTTGGTGGAAACTCCCGTAGCGCAATTGACGGCAATGGCCTTGGAATTTAGGGCAATGATGAAATACTCGTCATTGTCATCGGAGGGGTCAGAGAACAAGCAGGAGCCATAGGCATTGTTGATGTTGCTGCTGATGAAAGGAGCCCCGGCGTAGTTGGTGCCGCCAATGCTGTATGTCTCACTTCCGGTTGCGTTTGCAATGGTAAACGTGAAGCTGTTGGAAGCAGTGACAGTAATGGTGCGATTGCCATTGGGGTTGACGGTGCCCGTAAGTCCAAAGATGCCAACCAGCGTGTTAGTCGTAAAGCCGTGGTTGACGGATGTGGTGATAGTTACCGTCGTTGTGCTGCGCGTTGCGCTGCTGATGGTGCGGTTAGTCCAAATGTAGAACGGGACAACAAGGGCTTCGCCGCTGTTACCCAGTTCTGGGCCAAAAGCATTGGCTCCTTTGCGTGGTTGCCAAGCTCCGTCAATGTCCATGCGTCCATTGATGGACACAGCCAGCTCGCCAGTCTTTAGCTGATCGGGGCGTAGGCGAGCATTGATACGGGAAAACCCAATATCAACCTCATCATTGAATTGACTATCTTTTTCGCCGAAGCTATTATAACGAGCCATTGGCCCATTATACCTTGCGCCGCTTGTAGTCCACGCCCTTAATTGTGCCCTTATTACGGGATGCGTAGAACACGGCTTCGCCCCGCTTCTTGCCATACTCCTCAAGCATGGCCTTCTTTATCTTCTTACCCTTTTTGGTAAGCGGCATAATTAGCAAGCCTTACGCTTACCGTAGCCCATCTTCTTGTCGCCGTATTCCATTTTGCGCTCGCGTTTGCCTTCAGCCTTTTCGTGCTTCATCATTTGCTTGCGCGACTTATACTTTTCGTTTTTCATGCTCATAGGAGAATATTAACACGACCAAGCCCTGCGGCTCCAGTAATTGGCCGACAGCTTGTTGGACGTGCCCTTGATGCCGCCAGACCTAGCACAATAGGACTTCTTCCGTGCGGGTTGGCTCTTCTTTATCGTCATGTTGGCGTCACCAAAACGTATCACCCTAGACTTACCATCGGCACAGGCGCGGACAACGCTCTTCTTTCCGCCGCTTATATCGCGTCTTGGACTGTTGCAGGGTAGATTGCGTGGGTTCATTGGTCAAATGGCCTTAAATCGCAAGGAAAGGGGGTTCTAGCCCCTATTGGCTTCCTTCTTCTTACGGCGTTTCGGCTTAATTATAACAGAAGGAGCCTTTTTAGCCCCAATCCAAGGAGCCACGGCAAAGACAATGCCTAGCCCAGCAGCCACGCTAGCAAAGCGTTCAAAGGCTAATAGGGCACTATCTGCCGATTTCTTATACTTACGGGATGTTTCTAGGTTTTCCAATAGGAGTTTGTTGATGAGCTCTGTCATTGGGTCAATGACGCCGTAGAGTTCAGCAGTCATGGCAGGGGAGTTGAGCATCTCAATGTTTCCTTTGTCACACGCTTCTCGCGCTTTCTTCAAATAGGCTTTAACCAACTTATGCTTGGCCACCAGCTCTTTAGGCTCTCCAAACTCGGCAATGAGCCGTTCAGCTTCGGCTTCTAGCTTGGTTAGCGAAGCGCAAAACTCCTTCCCGTCTATCAATCCTTTGCTCGCTTTAGCCTGACCATCCACAATCGCCAAGCCATAGATGTCGAAAAGTGGGCTAAGGACATTGCTAGTGAGGGCAAACTCTCTGTCGCTTTCCGCAATGTTCTCCGAAACCTTTTGCACCGTCATCACCCCAATGCCGGAAAAGCAAACGACGGTTGCGGCCAGCGCAGCGGTGATTAGCTTCGGGTTCATTTCTTCAAGAGCTTGCTCGGATTCTTGGAATACTTCTTTGCCAAATTCGTGATGCCGTCGATGATCTCAGGAGAGATGACGCCCGCAACGCCGTAGGTAATTGCCTTCACGAATGAGCTCACCTCGATTTGCTCGACTACAAACCACGCGATTGAGCTGACGATTGCGGCCATCACAATGCGCCGAATTGATTCCCATACGTCGCCTTTGATTGGATTCGCCAGCAAACGCGCGGTCATTCCTGCGCCACCGATGACGGCGGTGAGCCATCCGGTTTCTTTCCAGAGCCGAGCCACCTCGACAAAGTCTTTTGGCTCCGTGCTCATTTCTTGCGGGTCATCCTATCGCCAAACCACCATCCGATGCAGTTGAACGCGCAGAACTGAATTTCATCAATCATGTCAGCTTGCTCGGAAACCGTGACGCGAAAGAAAACGATGGTCACGAGCACGAGGAGGAGCAGCGTGATGACTGGGCGAAAAAGCGTGATAGTGTTCGCAGCCCACGGCGAGATGTTGTCGGGAGGCGTGGCCGCTTGCTGACTAGCCGTGAACGCATCCCATTTCGCCTTGTCGCTGGCAATCTCAGCCATGACTCGTGCCTCCTCTAGCTTACGCTTGTGCTCTTGGGCCGACTTGTAGTTGTCGAAGAAGCCATTGCCAATACGAAGCAAGACGCCGAGAGCACCACCACCAAGGGCATTTGTAAGAAGGTCGAGCATGGTTATACGGCTTTAGGGTTGGTGAGACGGCGGAACAAAAAGTAAGGGAGCCAAATCCATTTTGGGATGCGCGTGACCTTCACGCTCGTTCCTGCGATGAGCGCTAGCTCAGCGTCCCAGAGCTTGACGCGAATGGGTGAACCATCCGGTGAGCAACAGTTGACGAGTCGGACATAGCGCGTCGGAGCGCGGCCCTTAAACCAATAGTTGTCGTACTGCCCCAACTCGACGGTGCCCGAAATGACGCAGTTATTGAGTTCAAATCCCTCAATCGCGCCTTTGACCGTAACCGAGCCTTGAATCGTGCAGGACTGAATAAGGTAATTGCTACCGCGCACGCAGTCAATCGAGTCCTCACGGCTAGCAGGAATGACCAGCCCAGTAGCCGTTAGGTTGTTCACATTGGAACATTTAAACAAGTCGTCCCATTGCTTAGGGTCGCTTGGAGCTTGCCAGTCCTCAGACGTAACGACCTTGCCGTTGTCCGCAGGGCCAACGTAAGAACGCCAGTTAGTGTCCGAGGTGCCAGCCATGTTACTCGGCTTTCTTCTCTTCTTTAGGCTTCAGAGCTTCAACGAGCACTTCCGCAGACTTGCGGAGGATGTCGTGTTGCTCGGCTGGCAGAGGAGCTAGGCGGGCGGCGGCGTATAGGTTATTGAGGGCGGTTTCGGTGTTCATGTTATTGGATTATTTGCCTTCTACGGCGGCCATACGCTTACGCAATTCTTGAATCTCCGCAACTAGATTTGCGATGACTTCAGCCGAGCTGGCTTGCATGGTTTGGTGAACAGGTTTGCCGTCACTATCCACAGCATCCATTTCTCCGCATACAGACGATGGGCTAACCTCGGCAAATTCGTGAGCGAGGAATCCAACAAACTTGCTGCCATTTGATTTCCATGTGCCGACCTTGGGCTTGAGGGCGTCGATGAAACTACCGCTGTCAACAAGCGGGCCAGTGATGTCTTTTAGCCGATAATCGGAAGTCGTCGAATAAACCGTGAGCGTTCCGTTGTATGAAATAGAACCAACTTGCGTTGTGTCTTTCAGAAATGAAAGCAACTCTCCGGTAGAGGTTAAACGGTTTATGTAACCAACAGTTGCACCATCGCGAGTAAACGTAAACGAGCCACGGTTATCAAGCAAACATCCAGCATTAGCTAGAACATCCGCTGTTTTCCCCACCAGCAGATTACCGCTGCTGTCGATGCGGGCGCGTTCTACAACAGCATTGCCGGGAACGCCGTCTGCCGACTTGGTAAAGAACTGGAGGTAGCTACCCCACCCGTCTATAGGGCTTGCGGTAATCCGTCCAAGGTTCGCGTCCCCCGTTTGACTGGTTGTAGCTGACTGCGATAAATAAAAGTTGATTGATGGGCCAATGTTTCCAGCAGTAGCGGCTACTCCTGTTCGCAGCAAGGCAAGTGTGTTTGCAGAGGCGTTGCCCACGCCCAAAGGCTGCAAGTTGGAACTTGTCCCAATCCCCACGTAACCGTTGCTGTCGATGCGTGCCTTTACAATATCGTTGTTGTCAATAAAATCCAACCCATTACCAGACATGAAGCGAATTTTTGCAGTATTGCTTCCAACCACATCTCGTAAATAAAGAGTTGAGCTGTAACTAGAAGTTGAAGCGTTAACCACAAGACCATTGTCTTGAGCTTGAGAAATAACCATCTGTCCACCACCAGTAGACGCATCGGTTGTGTTCACACCCAAACGTGAACTCGCATCCAGCTTCATCGCATTTGTAAATGAAAGTGCGTTGCCAGCAGTGCCAGAGGCAGCGATTTGCCATTGGTGCTGACCGTCGTACTGCAAATAACGGCTAGCAAAATTGGTGGTCAGGTATTTATCTCCTCCGCTGTCTTGATACCAGTTATGACCAAATGCAGAGTATCCACTTGTAGAAGCAAGTGAAGCCAACGGTGTAACTTGAATTGCCTTCCAGCCACTCCACGCACTCGGCGTCACGCCAATGCCGACGTTGCCTGCGCTGTCGATGCGTGCGCGTTCGGTTTGATTGGTGGCAAAATAAATTGGCTGCGCGGTATCGGTAGAAAGAGTGAGACCACCAGCGCCCGTAGCATAAACCAATGTGCCGTTTGCACGGAAAATACCACTTGTAGAATATCCAGTGCCAAAGGTAGTAAGTTGGGATTGCGCCGTTCCATTGGTTGCAACAATATCTACACGCGCGCCTGTTCCTGCGCTATTGTTCAGAATTTTACTTGTAGCAGAGCTATTCTGATTTTGCGTAATATCCAATATGTTGCTTGGCGTCATGCCGATACCAAGTCCGGCAGAGGTCAGCGACAAAGCGTTAGTGGAACCTGCGCTGTTATTTATAATAAAAGCCGTACCATTGGTTCCTCCAAAAGCAAGTCCATCGCCGCCCGACCATTTAGCGATAGCGACATTTGTGTTAGAGATGTTTACCGTCGTGAACTGGCCTGAGGCTGGGGTCGTGGCTCCCACGGTTCCATTTATATTGATCGACGCCGTGCCTGTCAGGTTTGTCACCGTACCGCTGGATGGCGTGCCAAGTGGGCCACCACCATAGAGCAACGTACCCGTCGCGTCTGGCAGCGTAAGCGTGCGGTCAACGGTCTGCGTGCTCGACAACATCGTGCGCGTGTTCGTCGTGCCGCCCGCAGCGTTAAACATGATGCGCTTGGTTTCATCCACGCCATCAGTCACATTGACATATCCGCTCGCGCCTTTGGCAACTAAGTGCAGTCCAACAGACGCATCGCCACCTGTTGCCCTAATATGCACAGGGTTTCCTGTTGCGGCATTCTCAATCGAAATCTCGTTTACCGCGCTGGCAATCGACGCCAGCTTTAGCGTCTCGTTGCCGCTCGCGTCGTTGATTTGCGCGATGACTGGAGTGACGATGGTCGGCGAGTTGCTCAACACCACGTTGGTCGTGCCCGTAGAAGTTGAAACGCCCGTGCCGCCAGAAGCCACTGCAATTGGGGTAGAAGCACTAACCGTGGTGAAGGCACCCGTAGATGGGCTAGAAGCCCCAATAGCCGTGTTTGTAATGCCAACAGCGGAATAGTCTGTGCTCACCCCAACAACGGCTCCTGTGCGCCCAAACACGCTAGAAACAGCGTCCGTCAAATCAACCTTCTCCCATGCTGTGCCGTTGCTGATAATCCAGTCGCCAATGGCAAACGTAATGCCAAACTGCGTGCCAGCCGTGCTGACAACGTAATAGTCGCCCTTGGTCGAAGCCGCAGGAGAGCTATTCAGCGTTGGGTTATTTGTGGAAGCATTCCACGTCCCCTTATAATTGACCGTGCCGCTAACAATCAGCGGGGGGGAATAGTTGATAATTTGGTCAAAAATGCCGGACATGGTTAAATGTAGTTGAGTTCGCTAATCGTGAATACGCCAGTACCGCTAACCGCAATGACTTTGGCGTTCTTTGCCCAGCCCGCGCTCCAGATGCCGCTATTGCCATCCTTGAAGATGTGGCCAGCGGTGGTTGTAGGAGTAGAGCCATCAATAGTGAGTCGAATGTCAGCGCCTTCCAACGTCCAGTAGATGTGACTGGTGTTGGGATTGAGGGCCGCAACAATGAAGTTGGAAGCTGTGGCACCAATCGAAAGGGTACGCATGGATGTTCCGCTAACCGGAAGAACCTGCATTGGGCCATTAACTATGCGTGAGTTTGACATAATTAGACGGTGAATGGGGTTGCCTGAACCGAAGCATCCGTAGCGTTGGCACGAATGAACTTAGCTGCCATAGCCGTGTTTTTGTTCCAGAAGAACGGAGGGGTGAGTTTCTTAAACAGATGGCCGTTGGTGGAGCTAGGATTGCTGCCATCAAACGTCACCATCACATCGTCGCCCTGAATATCAATGAGGACATACTTGGTTTTGG